CTTTTCCAGACGTCAAAATTATTTAAAGATTAATATCGGTCTTAGGTTTCTATACAAGTTACCTGGAGGGTCAGGTGGGCGGCGGTAAGCCGTAGTCCACGAGGAGGATGCGGTCGGTGGCGAAACACCGCACGATCGAACCCACACCAGCCTCACGGAAGAGAGAATTCAATTCCGCAATCTGGTACTCTTCCAGACCATACCGGACACCAAGCGAGGCGTTGCTAATAGAGCTGGGTTTCATAACGCCAGTTTCATAGGGCAAGTGCTTCCTAATGAAGCGCTCGTCAACTTTATAGTCAACACGCGAATTGTGGAGGATAACGTCTCTCAACTCGAATTGCCGGGCATGGTAAAGGCCGTGGGTCACCTGATTCACGAAGGCTTTTGCCTTGACGTGGAGTGAGACGGTCTTTAGACCGGGCACATCCCCTTTGCACACACCGATTGACCTCAGTAAAATTCCAAGGTTTGGCATGGGCACACGCTTTTCTTGCGTGTTCAGGAGGTATGAGGTCTTGAGAAACTGCATGTTGTCAATTGTGGCGTTAGCCTCGACTGTGACAACATAACCAACTCTTGCAGCGGACAACATGATGCCTTCAATGCTGATAGGCTTATCCTCACGAAGCGCGAGGCCTATCAACCAATTGGCAACATTATTGATGCTGGTAGTGATGGTGGAGCCAGAATATAACCTGGCCACCTTGCAGCAGAACACTACAGCTTCCTTCCACCCTTTGCGTGGATTACGCACGATGAAGGGGGCTTTGCACTGGTCGATGAGACACTCAGCAAGTGAGCGAGCATGACTCGGGAAAAGAGAAACGTAGAGCTTGAAGAGTGCGGGTGAGTGTGAAGCATCACAAGACTTAATATCGACATTGAAAGTCAAGCTAGACGCGTGAGCCACTCGCACACCATACAACCCGTCATCAGAATAGTAAGAATAGGACATCGCACCACGTGGGTGCAAAGCGCGCTCGAAAGCATCGCCCAGGGCGTCATCATTTGGAGAAGGAACGAAATGCAGTTCACCTTCCTCAGTTTGATCCGGGTACTTAGCCTGCGCAGCCTTCATGAACTTTGTAATCACGAAGCCTAACAGGGAGGCACCAACCCCCAGGTCACCAATCATACGGATGTATTTGCCAAACTTGGCCATTTCATCCTTCTTGGGTTTATAAACCACGGTGGGTCGAGAGACGCCACCGGAGAATATTTGTTGCAACCACAACTTTTCAACAAACGATCCCAACTCAAAGCGTTCTATCCACTCACGTTCTCGCAGGACTTTCTTGTCGTGCTTGTCGTGGATGTATCGTTCGATGGTTGTGAAGAT